TGTTGATAGTTGTACAAGTTAAGAAAGTCTTGTGGTAAGAATAACAGTAAACTTGTAAGTATAGTTAATGTAAGCATTGTCCTCCTAATTATATTATAATCTAAATTTAAAGATAAGTCAAGAGTATTTTTACTCAAAAGTTATCGTGTCTCCGTTTGGTTTGTATATTGTAACCTTGGTAGTGTACTCGCCTAGCTCTGGATTGAGTAGGAATGTACCTAGTGCCTGCTCGTCCGTCGTATTGAAATCAATAGAGAATGAGAAGTCCTCGTAGTCCTCGTCGTTAAGTGTCAGCATGACTACGTTCTGTGTGTCATCTTGCTCTGACCTTGTGTAATCGAGACCTATTGCGTCAAGTAGCTCCTCACAGTCTATGTCTATTTCGACTGCGACCTTGTATGGTAGCTTGGTTGGTGTCTGCATGGTTGCGTCCGTCCTCGTTGATTGTGAATGAATTTGTGTAAATTTGTTTGTATATACTAATTATAGCATATTATCTTGAGACTAACATAAGATTTGTGGAATCTCACATGATTATAATGAGTCGCATGAGACTGATTGTGAATGAGTGTGAGTCTCAAGTTGGACTCAACCCACTTTCTTATGTAACTTATTTGTATTACTATTACTTTTTATAAACTTTGATTTGCGTTTATAATTAATAGTAGATGGTAATACTTTGTAATCTATTTGTTTACAGTTTGTTTCTAATTGTTCGATACAATCGTGTAACTGTTTGTAATATTCGTATGATCTCATGAGACTAAGCGAATACCATTGTCGCTTTAGTCACAGGCTGAGACACTACTGCAATACCTAGAGTCTTAAGGTTCGCAATATCTTTATCATTGATAGTCTTCTTACCTGTAAGACTGGTGAGAGCCGCTGCTAGTGTTGGATCTGTAACATAGTGTAATGTCTTGCCGAAGGCTGTCTTAGGTTGTGTCTTGATAGTCATGGTTTGGAATCTCCTTATCTCTTATACCATTATTATAGCAGTATTATTCTGAGAATGGTGTAAGATTTCAGCATTACCACACATCTTATTTGAGTCGCACATGATTGTGAGTCTCAGTCTAATACTGTATGATACTGGACTAAGACTAAGATGCCAACAGATCTCCACAAATTAACACACCGTAATGTCTCAGGTTGCGTCTGATGCGTCCCTGTTGTGATTGTGATAGACTTATTGGACTCGCTTGACAGTCTCATGATTGTGACGCATGTGTCAGGTCGTCCCTGTTGTGCAGTCTCATTGAGTCTCAGGGGGAACTTGCGTCCCTGCGGAGTCGTTAATAGGCTTCACAAATTTCTGTCAAAATACAGCAAGGTACTGTTTAAGACAGTTTTAGGAGTTAGTGGAGGTCTATGAGAAATATCCACTCATAGGATATTAGGTACAGAGGAAGAGTCCACCCTTCTCCTCCCCTGTATACGTGAGGGACCGCTCAACGCCAGTTAGGAACACTGTTTCCAGACTCCTTTCCACGAGCTTCTCTACGCTGTTCTAAGTTTAGACCTAATACTAAATGATTTGTCGCAGCTTGAGGGTCGTCTAGGAACGCTTCTAACGTATCCATAAACAATTCATGCTTACGACTCTTTATCTCTTCTTGTGCACTGATATGGAGGGCGTCTGTAAAGTATTTAACACCTTGTGCTAGACAGTCTAATCTGTCATCATGCTTTACGGCTCCCTTCTGTCGGCACATTCTGCTCATTTGGTAAAATAACATATAGAGGAGCCTGCTTTCAGGCGGACTGTCTTGGTTCGACCTATAGTCCCAGTCGATAACCCCACGATCAACAACAAGGCGATGCTGATTGAGCACAGGTTCAAGACTGTCAATAATCCTATCCTCTTTCCTAACATTCGCTCGTACCTCTTCAATATGTATGTTTTGTTTTGTCTGAATAAGATGTTTTTTAAATAATTCACTTACGATTCCATCTCCGAAGTTTGTTTCAATAACCAAGCTTGTAACACCGAACTTTTTACATCCTCGAAGGATGTCGAGCAAGGTATTATCACTATACCCGTCTCTGTAGGCTCGCACTTCATGCAAATAGATGATTCCGTTGCGTTGGGATAGATAACAAGCCGCTGTTTCGTCTGTACCCCTACCGGATGGATCCACGCTGCATATGGTTTCTGTATATTCACTCCAATCTCCTTGCATTTGCATAGGTGTATAGAAATAGTCTCCGGGTAGTCCGACTGTAGGAGCATCTCTGATGACATTTGCGGGATCTGAGCACCATATGATGTTTTCGGGTGCAGATTTAGGGTTAACGCTAGTAACAATAAGATCAGCCATCTTAAGTGGGAACTTTTCTGCATCTGATAAACTTGTGTCGAGTTGAAACTGTAGCATGTAGTTGCTACGACCCATAGACGCTTCCCTTTCTAACAGGTCTTCATCTGTGAATCTATCGTCTGTAGGAGCCCATTCTTCTGCTCCATTGTCTATATCTGCTTGTAAATCAGGTGCTAAGAGCCCTTCGTACTGGGTGATGGACTTACCTCTTGGGTATCTTGCCGGCCAAACCAAGGGACGATACGAACGCTCTGCCAACTTACGATAAATAGTAAAAGTAGTCTGAGGAGTCCCGAGATACATAATACG